CCGTCACGATCTGGGAAGACACCGAAGCCAACATCCGCGCTTCCAGCTGGGCGCTGAACGGCCAGGAGGCCATCGCCAGCGACACCGGTCGCACTTTTGTGCGGATCCAAGGCAACTGGATTGAAGAGCCAATTCAGCACTACACCACTGAAGCGGCGCTGCTAGCGGCAACCCCACCGAACGGCACGCTGGCCTGGAGTGATGACACCCAGGTGGTGTTCACCAGGGCTGGCGGGCAGTGGCATCGAATGGGCAGCCCCACGATGACCTTCGGCACCACGGCACCCGCTACGCCTGCCACTGGTGATCTGTGGTTCGACAACAACAACAACCGCAAGATCTTCAACATCTGGGATGGCACAGGCTGGGTTAGCACTTCTGGTGTCACGATCGGCGCTGCTGGCGCGAAGGTGATCCTCCCGGGCTACTTCAATGTGGACCCGAGCAACACCGCTACATCGGCCGATACCGGCGGCTTGGCGTTCCGCTACTACAGCGGCCAGACCCAGCTGTTCCTGAACAAGGGCAATGCCTGGAACCCGATGACGCCAATGCTGGGCAACACCGCGAATGCAGGGAAACCTGTGATCGCGGACGCCAACGGCAACATGTCGTGGGGTGCAGCGAGCAAGTTTCAGGAACGCACTCTGGCGTTCGGATATGACGGCGGCAGTGGCGCCTGGATCGACACCACAGCCAACGGCGGGGCTGTGGCTGAAAAGTATTTCTGCATCGAAGGAACAATCACCGTCACTACGGGAAACTTCGATGTGGCCCCTTACCTAGTGCAAGACAATGACGCAGTGATTGATTTCCATGTTGATCGGGGGTTTGAAAACACCTATCACCTGACTACCTATGAAGCCGGTGGTACCCGCGATGTAAATCCCACATTTCAAAACAACCACGGCTCACGATGGACCTTCAAAATGCAAGACAGCTACCACGCAAAGGGGGCCAGCTCGCTCACCTTCCTGTTTAAGGGCTATCGCACAGCCACCGGTTTTTGGCAGCTCTACTGGGAGGGCGGCTACCGCAGCAGTAACGACACACCGATGCGGTTCAGCGGTGGCACGAAAATGAACGGCGCCCACGCGATGAAAGGGTTCGGGGTGCAAACTTTTGCTGCTGGCGGCCTGGAAACAGGGCACGCCGAAGGGTATCTGGTGGCCCGCTGGCAGACGGTGGCCTGATGCCAGAACAGTTGCCCAAGACCGCAGCAGAGTGCCGCCGCTTGATCGGGGAACTGGGCTGCGGTTGCCAGACCTACCTTGAGCTTCTCAAGGAACACCTGCGGATCTTGCAGCAACGGGAGCTGCAGGAACAGTGAACAGGCGCTGGCTGCCGATCTCAATCCTTCTGTCTGTCGGCAGCATCGTGTTCTTGGCGATGTTCCACTACGGCACCTGCAAGTTCTATGAGAACCCCAAGCAGTTCGCTCTATATGAGCGATCCGGCGGCAAGCTGCCTGACCAGGAGCATGAAACCTGCAAAGCGGTAGGCGACAAGACCTTGGCAACGTTGACTGGCGTGCTGGCAACACTGCTGGCATTGCATTCAGATCCGCCTGGAAGGGGTGAATGAAATCACCCCAGCGGCATTACCGCTACGTACAGATAGGATTTAGTCGTAACCCTCTTTCTGCTGAATGACAGAAGAGCAAACCGGAGCAGCCGTGCTCTCCACCGACGTGCCCGTGGCCGTCGATCCCGCTCTGCTGAACAAACCCATCCGCCCTGAAGAGCAATCACAGCAAGGCAATGCCGATGCTGAGCTTCTGCGTACCAAGCTCGGTCTAGCTAACCAGCACGCAAAGCAAGCTAAGAAGGAAGCGGATGAAGCTCGCCTTCAGATGCAACAGCTCAAAGATGAGCTGGAACAGATCAAGGCCATCCAGCAGTCTGCTGCGCAGAAGTCCCTTGAGGATCAAGGCGCATTCAAGGATCTGTGGGAACAGGCGAAGAGAACTGTCTCTGAGCGTGATGCCCAAATTGTCGAACTGAAGGCACAACTCGCGTCCGTGACCGAGAACGTGGCTCAGGAGCGACTAAAAGCTGCTGCTACACAGCAACTCAGCCAAGCAAATGCAGTCAATCCAACGCAGCTCTTTCAGCTGCTGGCCCCACAGCTTCGGACTGACGACGAAGGCAAGCCAGTGGTGCTCAACGGGGGCGTCGAGCAACCACTGAATGACTACGTTGCCAATTTGAGGCAGTCGCCGGATTGGATGCACCACTTTGGCGCGTCTGCTGGTGTCGGTATGGGTTCAGCACCTGCTGCGACCGTTGCACCTGGGATGGTCAATCCCTATCGCACCGGCAACCTGACCGAAGCACTATTGCTTGAGAAGCAGAATCCTGAACTCGCCAAAGCCTTGAAGGCTGAAGCGCAAAGAGGGTGATCCACGGTAAGCCCTACTAAAGAAAACAATGGCTGCACCTTTTCAGAACTACACAGGTGGCTCGTTTTTGAGCGACATTGTGACGAGGCCGGAGTTTCTGGCCTATGTAAGCGAAGCAATCTATGAGCAGTCCGCAATGCTGCGCTCCGGCGCTGTCGTGCGTGACGCCAGCCTTGACGCCCGCGCTGGTGGCGTGAAGGTTGAAGTGCCCACCTGGAAGCCGATCGCTCCGACCGAAGAGCGCATCGAGTCCAATGCCACCTGGGGCACCAGCGGCAAAGGCTACCTGACTCCTCAGAAGATCACCGCCGGCAAGCAGACCGCTCCGATCCTGCATCGTGGCTTTAGCTACGCCGTAGATGACCTGAGCCGCCTTGGCTCTGGCACTGACCCGATGGCTGCCATCCGCGGCTATCTGGCTGATGCCATCAACAAGCTGAAGATGGCCACCGTGCTGTCTCAACTTGACGGTCTGTTTGCCACTGCTTACAAGGCACTTGAGACCGATGTTTCGGCTGACGTTGCTCCTACCGCTCTGACTGCAGCTAACTACCTGTCGGCTGCTTCTGCAATCGCTGCTAAGTCGAAGCTCGGTGAGCGCGCTGATCGCCTCTCGGTGATCGTCATGCACTCCTCCTGCTACTTCTACCTGCAGCAGGTGGGGATGCTCACCTTCTCTTCTGATTCGCTGTCTTCGGGCAAGGACATTAAGTGGGGTGGCGGCGGCGTTGGTATTACCAACGATCAGATTGCCTACTTCGCTGGGATGCGCGTCATCGTTGATGACAACATCAAAGGCGTGAACGGCGCTGGCGGTACTGCAGGTAACGCCCTGAAGTATCCCGTCTACATGCTGGCTCAGGGCGCGATTGCTGAGGGAACCCAGCAGGAGCTGCGCATTGAGGCAGATCGGAACATTTTAAGCAAGCAAGACGTGATTTCCGTAGACATGCACTACGGCTATCATGCGTTCGGCTCTAACTACACCGGCGCTGATAATCCTGCGAACAGTGTCCTTGCGACTGCTGGTTCCTGGAGCAACATCTACACCGACATCCGCAACTTCGACATCGTTCGTTTGTTTGTTAATTCGCCTTTTGGGGGTGTAACACCATAATTAAGGCGGATTTGTCGTCTTAGTTATAGCCAAGCCCAAATTTTCCCCCACTTGATTGCATATACGCATTCAGGCGTAACCGAGAAAGACTTGGCGATCGCAGCGCCGCTTTCGTTTTCACGAAGGCGGCTTTTTATTTGCAGCACGTCATCAGCGGTGAGCTTGCCGGCTCCCGGCGGCATTGGGGCAAGACCCGAGTGGACGGCGTGTTCTTGGTTCTGCTTTGGCGTGCAGTATTCAAGGTTGATCAAGCGGTTGTCAGCCTTGTCGCCGTTGATGTGGTTGATCCAAGCCCCATCGGGTCGTGGTCCCTCAAAAGCCAACAGCACCAGTGCGTGGACGGTTGATTGTTTTTGCCCAGACAGAGAGACGCCTCGGTAGCCCTGCGGATGCTTGCGAAAGCGGAGAGTGCGCCCGCGGAGCTTTGCAGGCTTCCCATTGCGTTCAATCCAGCGATCCAGGCTTCGAACACTGCCGTGGTCGCTGACTTCATAGCCATCAAACCCAGGAATGGGCTGCCATACTTCTGGCATCGTCTGGTGCTTCAGATGATCACGCCAGGGAGCGTCAACTCGCCTGGCAACACCATTATCCCTGCGTAGGGGCCGCTTGGCCCCCTTTTTTGTGCCTACTCCGGCTTGATGCCCATGGCCGCCATCACCATCTGCTGGTCCAGCGTGTAGGTCTGTGCTGGTGCCTTGGCCTTGACCTTGGGTTCGGGCTTGGGGTCAGCGATGTCGATCGCCTCGACGGGAGCGGGTTCGGTCTTCTTGGTAGCCATAGGAATGAGGCTGAACTCTCCCTAAGTCTGGCGATACGGCGCGAATAGACTGGAGCTACCCCTGCTTAGGGCTGATGGTGGGTGTCATTCGGCTTTACCTGGAGCCCAGTGAAAAACTGCCGGAGCACATGCGGCCGCGTTTTTTTACGCCCGTTCTTGATTGCATGCCAGATCAGGCACATGGCCTGCGTCGACGCTTGCAAAAGCAGGGTTATGACGTGATTACAGTCCCTCTCTGATGGCTTTACCCACTGCGACGGCTTATCTGTCAGAGGCGGATGCCGACACCTATTTCGCGAGTAGTTTCAACGCTGCGACGTGGGCGGCATTGACCAGTGCCGAGAAGACGGTGGCATTGGCGGAGGCTACCCGTTGGCTAGAGGCGCTGTGCTGGAAGGGTGAAAAGTGCAGCGACACGCAACCGCTGAAGTGGCCGCGTAAGGCTGATGCGGATGGGTGCTGTGGTGCGGTGGCTTGCACGGCGTTGCCTGATGCGATGGTGCAGGCAACAGCAGAGCTAGCGCTGGGGCTGCATCAGAAC